CTACTTGTCTGTTGTGTTGGCTCAGTTGATGTAAAGCGGAAGCAAGGTGTATCGCCTCCATGATGTCACGTTTGTTGTCACGCATTTTTGCACCCCTTTTCTAATTGCGATGCAAGATACGTTTCGTCTTCCTGCTCCAATTCTTCTTTAGTCAAAAACTTTCCATAACAAAAATACTCTTTTGGCGATTTTCGCAAAGTGTCAAGTAGTTCCTTGACTGTGCCATTCCAATTCGGAAATGCTTTTGGCATTTCTTCTGGGTGACTCGCCAAGATTCTCATAAAATATCTTTTGTGAGTATATAACGGTCTTGGTATTCCAAAATATGTTGGTTCTAATTTTACCATAGTATTTTTCCTTTCCAACGAGCCGTATTCGATTGTCAAAGAGCATTCCGGGAAATCATTTCATTCCCAATATGTGTATTTTACCAAAAGTGGTTTTCGCTTTCAGAATTTTAATTTCGTTTCGTGCGCGCAGACACTTTTCAACAGATAAATGTCGCGTGATGAATCGTCACATTGGAAAAGTCTGTCTTCAACTTTCTCAAACGTGTAGTTTTTGCTGGTTTTTATTGATGTTTTGTTAAACTTTTCTTTGTTGCTGAAACATGAGCGTAGTTTTCACTTAACAAAAAAAACTTTTTACAGGATTTACCATTTTGGCTCTTTCATGCCATACATTGCCTTTGGGTCACGCCGAGAGTTTTCTATTTTTGAAACCTTCAATGGTTCACCCATTACAACAACCAACTCTATTAAATCTATGATTGCATCAACCGTATCATCATGGCCACCAACTGGAAAGGTAGTCATTTCATCAAACACAACCCTGAAGTCACTTCTGATTGTCCCGTCTTGAGATGGCATGTGCAATTTTCCGCTTTCAATGAATCCCTGACGTTCGGATGCTCTGGTTATTTTATCTTTGTCCCGGTTCAGTGGTCGGATGGGAACCTTGCAATCTTGCTGCATTTGCTGTACTAGCCCTAATTGTGGTCCGTTTGCTTCTGCAACGGCTTGTGTCACTCCTGCTGCCTCCATCGCTCTTGTGGCGGCTCTGGCGAACTCTGGGAAGGTGCTACGCTGTCGAATGATGTCCTTGAGCCACAATTGACCCTTTCGATCTTTCCACGCAATGATGCATACTGACCAATCTGGGTCTCCGTCTTGTTTCTTGACCGTGAACGCAAAATCCATTGCCGCAACCATAATGCCGTTTTCACTTTCCCATGTAGGTATTTCGGAATATATTGAATCTCGAAGCCACTCCGGGCTGAATACAATTAAATCACTTGTAACGGGTTTCAGTTCATAACTTCGAGCATACGCAAACGGTCCTATTTCTTTCCGTATTTCTTCAAGTTCTTGCTCGCCAATCATCTCCTTCCACGGTGAGGTGAAACCCACCACTGGAATCCTAAGCAATCCTCCGTTTTCTTGGTGGTATCTTCTCCAATCAGCCGTGATGTCGTCTGCGTGATAGCATGTACCGACTTTCCATGTTCTAGGCGGTTTGTCGCGTGTAAAGTCGCGCATGGGTAGCCAGTTGGTATTCCAGAACTCTTTAACTTGGTCGCGTAATGCCGCCTGTTGTATAGCGTTGCGCAAGTCACATATATCGTCTGCAATTAGAATATCGGCACGACCGCCAGCGCGCCCGAAAATTGGTTTTGCTTCAACAGTAGCGTCCCGTTGCCAATTTTTAGTTTTTATCTTGAAGTCTGCCTTGCACCAACTTTCCATATCAGGCACGATTTCAGGAAACACCATTTTATACAAATCGCTTTCAATGATGGTTTTTATGAGTGAGGTCGTTTTCTTTGCCTCTGAGTCTGATTGTTGGATATATTTAATCCGTACCGATGGGTTGTTTCCTATCTCCCACGGCACTCTCGTTGTAAGTTGCGCGGTTTTACCGTGACCCCGTGGAAATTCAGCATACGAATTTTCGTGTTCTGTCCAGAGTTTTTGTAGTTTTTTGTGGAGATTGCCCTGTTCGAATCCAATCACAAACTTGGCAAAGACATTTGGGCATTTGCGACATGCGGCGATAATGGCCTTATCGTCATTCTTCATGTATCTTATTTGCCGCTTCGATGATTTGGTCCATCCGCTTGCGTGTTTCATCGTCTATCTTAATTGATCCCCCATCATGCCCTGCGATTCTGTCTGGAATCTTGCCATCTATCGAATCGGCAATTTCTTTCCAGAATCTAAAGTCGCCGCCTTTTGCTTCGTCTAACGCTGTTGTCAAAAGTTGCTCTATGACGTTTTCTCCACCCTCGCTATCTAAGATTTCGCGTAGCCGCCCTCGTATTGAACGCCCCTTTGGTCTGCCTTTTGGGTTTCTAGTTTCACCCTTTTTCATACGATATTGATTGCCCTCAGAAAACCCGCCAGTTGGTCTGTGGTCTTTATCATTTTTGACCATTCTATGCTGTTACCATGCTGTTATTTTGCTGTTTAGTCCAAAAGAATAATCCACGCATGAAGCAAGTATAGCAGTTATGTTGTTTGGTGGCTACGGTTTTTCGTCTGGGGGTTTTCTTTCTGGAACTTCTGTAATTTCTGCACCCGCGCATATTGCTAATGTCGCGTACATTGCCCTTGCAGCATCGTACCACGCCACCCGAACAAAATCATCTGTATGGTCCCAATCACTTATTTCTGTACCAATTTCTAGGTCAATGGTGTTGGCAAAGGCGGCATGACCACTTACCGCCATGCCCTCCAACAACGATTTTGTGGGAGTCGGAAATTTTACACCTTGATGATTGACACGCTTTGCCAACTTCCATTAACCTCACCTCCTCGAAAACCCTCCCTATCTGTTGATAAGGGATTTGATAAAACCTGACATAAGAACGCCAGCAACAAAACCGCCGCCAGCCATGAGAATTGTCCACCACGTCATTCCTAACACATCTGCTAAAATCATACGCCTAACTCCTTTTTCTTGCGCTTGCGGGCATATTCGTATGCAGGATCACTCGTCCTGCGAACTGCCACACCTTCTTCAAATGATAATGGATGTTCATGTCTTTGGGTTTTTAAGTCCACTTCTGCGGAACGCAACGCGCGCTTGGGAATAAACAAACCCATTGACCAAAATATCTTCTTGATAAACATTCCTATTCCTGTTTGCCAAAGCAGAATTATCACGCCTGCTATGGCTATTGCTACAAATCCTCTATTAAAAAGTTGCGCCCACCACGGGATAGTATCTTCCACACCGTGTAATGAGGTTCGTATATCGCTTGCTGATTCAATGATATTATCTTGATGACCCACAATTTTATCTGCTTTATTTGCCGTATCGGGTTCTTGTGTCGTTTTAGATATATCCGTTGCAATCATTTTTGCTTGTCCGGCTTGGTCTGTCACATATATTGCAGATTCGTCTATTGCCATTTTTGACGATTCGCAAGCGTATGCGCACGACCCGATTGTAATGCCGAGTATTACCTTTAGTCTATTCCAGTATAGCGCACACATATTACATGCTCCTTGAAAGAAGAATTGCCGCCACTGCAAAGGTAACGACAATCCAAGAAAGGAAAATTAACGATTTTACTGTTTTAACTGTTCTTCTAGCCACAGAATTTTTTGCTCCATTGACTCTATTTTAGCATCAGTTTTAGTTTTGTGGGTTGCCACCTTCCAAACCGTTGTGACGGTGATGGCAATACCGCCAAGAAAGAACCCTAGCGGTATCCAGGTTGAATCTGCGGTGATTGTGTTTTGCGGTGTTGTCATTGTTGCTAGGCCGATTGCGGATGTTCCACTTGAAGATATGCCTACAATAGTTAATACGATTGATTCCAGTGTTGTTCTTATCATTTGTTGCTTTCTTGTTTTTGGTTTTTGACAATAATAGCATTTTTTTCGGTTTGTTTCGGCGTTTCTCGGTCGCGTGGTTATCTGTGGTTAAAGTTGGTTAGTCGAATCGTGTTGATTTTGTCGCTAGTCCACATGCCTGCAATGCTTTTCTGGCAATCTGTTCAATTGATGTGATTTTTAATCGCTCTGCCTCTATCCGAATGCGGTTAATTTCCACCATCAGCAAGTCGTTGCTTGCCCTTATGCTTCTAGGAGATTGCGGCACATATCTCCCGGCATCTTCTCCCGTTCCTATTTTGAATTGCTTTTTCCGAATCAGGTTTGGATGCGGTCGTGTTTCTACGATTATGTTCTTTCCCCTGAACACAGTAAGCATTGCGGTGACTTGCCGTTCTGATAGAAACATTTTCTCCGAGAGTTCGTACCTATCCATCCATCCGCTTTGCAGAAGCCGATAAAGTTTTTTGTGAAGCGGTTTTGTGAGTTCAGTAGCCATTTACATTCCGCACATGCCTTCGCACTCATTATCCCATAGTGAACCTTGCCCCTTTTCTTCATCTGAACGCAAGTCCACTTCTTTGAGTGGCTTGCAGGAACGGTGCAAGTACATTGTTTGTTTCTTCCCTGTTTTGTCAGACCTTATTGCCTCATCAAACTCAACCGCATCATCCCATTCTTTTGGGTTTGCTTTTATATCTCTCCAACTCTTGTTATCCCTGAATGGGCATCCTATACAAGCACTTCGCGGCACTTCGATTTCAGGATAATTTTCTTCAAGCCATTTGATGATTTGGTATCTTCTCCAAGGTTTACCACTTGGGGAATCAATACCCCAATTCAAAAAGGGGAATACATGCTTTTTCCACTTGACTCGACTTGGTTTTGCTCTTGGGGATTCGTCAAATGATATGCCGAGCCACTGAAACATCACAACTTCTTTTGGCGCACGCTGTCGTGGCTTCAATCCAATAATGTTTTCTCTGAGGTGTTTTTCTATTGGTGCAATCTTGTATTCCCTTGTACATTGCCTCATGCTTAACGCAACATCCCCATTTTCATGCCTAACGAAAATAGGAATTGGAACAAACCTATTCCCACCTTTGCTAGTCATATTGTTCATGACATCTTCTCTTAGACCCGTTTTGTTATGTCTCACAATGTCCACAGGTATGTCGTAATTTCCCGCATATTCGATGCACCATTCAAGATGGTCGTACACTTTTTGCGGTTCCCACCCAACATCGGCGAATATGGCTGCATCCAACTTTGGGAGCAATCCCTTACAAGACATTAGCAATAGGGCGGTTGACTGGACACCTGCTCCAAATGATAGAACTTGTTTCATGGTTCTGCTGCTCCTATCACTTCTGATACTTTGCCGTTCTTGATAACGCGAAGCGGCATTTCACCGTATTTTTTCCAAAGGCGTTTTGTTTTTTTCCATGATGCGGTTTCCATACCTTTAATATCAACCGCGTAAAACTCTCCTGTGGTTTCAATAACAAGAAAGTCGGCGCGATACCGTGTGTCCTCGCCCAAGTCGAATGATGTTTGTCGAAGCCACAAGTGAACAGCACCAACATCTTTTAGATTGTCTAGTTGTCTGGCGTATGCTGCCTCTGCTTTCGAATCATAGTTTTTACCCCTGTATACGGTTTTCTTGGCGTTGTATTTCTGCTTGCGTGGAATGTGGAGTTTCATGCGCTACTCTTTCTATAACAAAACCCATGACCTTGCTTTGCTTGCATCGTTGGCAATATATCCCTTTTGCTTCAAACAATCAATTAGGCCGTGAACTGTAGTTTTGGAACGATTAAGTTGTTTTGCCATTTCATCCAGTGTCGGCGCGTATCCATTTTTGTCAATTGAATCTCGAATTAAGCCAAGCACTTCAATTTGCTTAGGTGTCGGTCGCTTTCGTGTGTCATCGTCAACTAGACCTCTTAATCTTTTTATGACCCTTTGGATATGCCTAACACATGCTTCCTGCGCATCTTTCTCTGATTCATATTCGCCCTGCAATTCTGCTGTGAAAACAGATTCGGTAATCCAGTCGGCAATTGTAAGTTTGGTCTTCCACCTGTTGTCTTCTTGACTAGCAGACCATGATATGTTTTTTGCCCTGTTTATTTTTGTAAGGTATGTCCTAGACCCATCTTCGGTTTTGTGCCATTTCGTCATTTGCTTATTCCCTCAACATCTTTTTACAGTTGCAAGGAATACCGAGTTGTTCGCAAACGCTTTCACATGAAGAATAGTCAAATTGTTGCGACACAAACCTCTTTTCATCGCGCATAATCTCAATCGTTCTCTCTTTACTACTTCCGAGAATAAGTTGGCTTGCAAACATTGTTTTAACTTCTGAGTTTGATGCGGCCATAGATATTATTTCTTGTTCTATGTCCTCTCGCACCCACCACGAATACGAGTTCTTCGCAAAACATTCGCTCTTGGTTGCGATTCCCTTTTTGTCGGTCGTGTAGTAGCCCAAGCAATCCAGACATTCTATTTTTTGAACGCCATTATCAAATTTCTTTGACTTTGTATTTTCAGATTTGCAAAATATGCAACTACTCATTTTCGACCGTTTCTTCTTCTGCGCCCTCATCGGTCGTTCGGCTTGCGCAAAACTCGCACAGATAGATTGCTCCGCAGTATTCCTCTAGCCGGGCTATTCGCTTGTTACATAATTGACATATTTGACCATTGGTGTTTTCATCTAGTGACATTGTTTCCTCCACAATGCAGTTTGGATATTCCTCTTTCTGTTATCGTCCAGATGTTAGCAGAACGTCCAGAACGAGTTGGCTTTGTCTTTCCTGTGGGTTGAACAAACTTCTTTTTCACGCATCCTCGCCTACAAGCAGATAGTGATTGATGGGTCATATCTAGGCGTTGCTCTAGTTCGTCATCTGTCGCATTTCCATGCTCTTGCAATGATGATAGTATCCTTGCCATCATTTTTCCTATATGTGGCGCAACCGAACGTCTGGCCTCGGACGATGTGTCCCACTGAATCGGCTTGTTGGTTGTATCAACTATTTTTACGATAGTATCAAATAGGTCACTCATTATTTTCCTCCTTAAAACAACCTGTCTTATTCATATAACCTGTCCATAAGTATAACGAAAGCCCTAGCGGCAACGGCTGGAACTACTCCATTTCCAAGGGCGCGCAGTGAATCGATGCGTTGATTACGCACCAAGTCGCCATCGGCAGACCCATAAGTTGAGCCACCCATAGCGGTGATAACTTCCTCGTCACCGATGGTTCTTGGGGCTTCCCAAGGTTGTTGGGGTTCTGTTGGTCGGCTTGGGAATATGCCCCCACTTGCAGGCCTAAATCGGTCTGATGCTTTTGATTTTTTGAGACATCCTCTATTCCAAACAGGGTCTGCATTGAAGTTTTTTTTGTTGGTTTCATGTAATACTTTCCGTTGAAACTGTGTAGGCCCTCTTGCGTTATTGTCTCCATCGTGCTTGGTGTCGCCCACTTGACAGTGTCCTGTAATTTTGCACCTAAAATTGTTCCCGTGGTCTGGCTCACTCGGCGACCCTTGTCGTCCAGTGGTTTTGGTGCGCCCTCCGTGTCGCTCACTGATGGAGTCGGCCAATTCACCACATCCTCCCGAAGATTTCTGCACCCGCCCTTCTTGGCAGCATCCGTCAATTCCTCCGGCTTCCGTATCTGATTCCCCCTTGTCGCATCTGTAACCTGTGGTGTCGGCCAACCCTGCGATGAAGACTCGCTTTCTGCGATGCGGATAGAGGCATTCTTCCGCGCTAAATAGACCTGCCTCTGCTTTATAACCCATTGATTCCAATCTTCCAAGGACATGGTGGAGAACCGATTGTTCAGTTCCTCCGTACTTGGAGGAAATAATCCCTTCGACATTTTCGAGAAAGACGATTGAAGGTTCACACTCTCTGATAATT